GCAACCGCTCCACCTCATCGCGCAGGCTAGCGATGATGTCCTCCGGCTCGTGACCCACGTCCGAGTAGTCGCAGACGTGAGGAACGGACCGGTCACACAGAACACACCGACTCACGGCCCGCCTCCTGCCCACAGCACTAGCAATGTCGGGTTCGGTATCGGCCACAGGTAATTGCTCACGCGCCACCTCCCTCGCGCAACGCTTCCTGCGCCCGGGCGAGTACGGCGCGCGCTCGCTTGACGTCGCCGTCGCCCATCAAGTCGGCCAGCGCCTCCGCCAACTCCCTCACCAGCGCGGTCATTTGCTCGGCGCGCGCGTGGTCCTCGTCGGCCCGGTTGTGCGCTGCGTTCAACTCTTCTAGGAATCGCTTGTGGCGCTCGGCTGATTCGCCTCGACAATTCGGGTAGGACGCGTCTTTCTCCGCGCGCAGCCGCTCCACCTCGGCGCGCAGGGCGTCGCGCTCGCCCAACAGCGTGCGGATTACGTCAGCCGCTTCTTTGTGAATGGTGCAGGCGGGAGACGGCACGCACTCTGTGTCTAGACGTTCAACCAACCCCGGCGGAGGGCCAATAAACTCGTATTCGTCGCCCCATCCATTGTCACCAATCACCGCCCACCTCCCTCGCGCTTGGCGGCGGGGCACGCGGGGTCGTGTCCCTGTGTTCCCGTGTGCCAGGAATCGACTCGACCGTAGGCGCACGTGCACCGGGGCGCGGGCGACTCGGGGGCGGCCTCTGAGTCCTGCCGCTTGTCAAAGTAGTCGCAACCATCCGCTACGCAGAACGTGTAGGGCCCGATGTCACCACCCATGAGTCCATATCCCTGCCCCACCTCCCCTCCGCACTTTGGACAGCGCGGCGCGGGGCGGGGGTCGGCGCGCGCTTGCTCGTCTAGCGCCTCACGCAGCGCCCTCAGGCCTTCCTCTGGAATTGTGGAGAGGACATCGCGAAGGATGCCCTTCCACGGACGCCGTCGGCTCATGGCTCTGGCTCCGGTGGGTCTCCGCCTTCCCATGTCATCCCCATCTCGACCAGCGGGCAGTCCACGCTATTGTGACCCTTGCCGCATGCGGCACAAGGACCAGCCGGCGCGGGGCGGGGGTCGGCGCGCGTGCCACACTCCGGGTAGTGCGGGCAGTGCTTGCCGCCGGGGCACGCCGGGGCGGAGTGGGCGGCGAGGAAGGCGCGCGTCTTGTCGAGCAGGTCGTACAGGCTCACGCCGGGATGGTCTGCTTGCCACTGCTCCAACAGCCCCCGCGCCTTATCCAGTTCTCGCACGAGACTCTCCACCTCTCCGTTGCCCTCGGCGATATCCGCGGCAAGCTGCTCCACTGAGCGCTCTGCATCAGTCAGCGCCGTCTCGGCCTTCTCGGCGCGCTCGTGCAACTCCCGCTGGCTGCGCTCGAAGTCCTTGTGGTTCGCCATCGCAGCCGCTTGCCACGCACGCAAATCGCGTACTGCGGCGGCGAGGTCGCGGATGGTCCTCTCCAGTACATACCGCTCATGTGGCGGAGTACGCAGAATCGTCTCGGCCCGCTCCAGCACGTCGTCGCTCATTTCTGCCTCCTCAGCCACCGCCATCCCCAGACGAATGCCGCCACCACCACGGCATACGTCAGACAGGCCACCGCGAAGAGGTCCCAGTTCATGGCGAGAGGAGAATAAGGCCCGTCTGCTCGCGGTGGCGCTGCTTGGACACCCGGCGGAGATGGACGTCATACATCCGGGCCCAGCGGGCCATGACGCGCTGGACGTGCTCGGGCCAGACAACCGGCATGGGCAGGGCGAGGCTACAGAGAAGGGGCGGGAGCCCGTGGGCATCCTGGGCGTCGAGCTGGTCAGCAAAGCGGACGGTGGAGGGCAGGGCCGCTCCGCGGCAGATGGCGGCCAGGTAGTCCCGGATGCTCACGACTTGGCCTCCCCCAGCTTCTTGAGCTCTGCCGATGGCCGGGCGTCATACCCATCCGCGATGTCCTTCCGCCCCATGGCAATCAAGACTCCGCGGACATGGTGAATCCGCTGGATGAGCTGCTCCACGTCCCAGGACCGGTCAGCCCCCCAGGCCGCAGAGAGCGCCGAGGCGAGCCGTCCCAGGTGGTTCTGGACGCAGAACACCACCGTCTCCGCCTCCTCCTCCGAGAAGGTGGGGTGGGTCTCGTTCTCCGCGTACCGCATACAGCCGGGGTAATGACGCCAGTGCCCATCGCAGGTGGCGCAGCGCTCGGTTGTGCGGTCAAACTCACTTCCATTGGGTTCTCGGATTCTCAAGGCTTCCTCCGAAATGCTTTGTCAATGGCCGTGCCCCGAAAGGCCCGGTCGATGCTCTCGAAGAGCGTGGCAACAACCGAGACGACTGTCCAGAACAGAAACATGGCCACCCAGAGAATCAGGTAGGCCCAGAAGGCCCAGAGGAGGACGTGCATCACGGCGCTCCTCCGTCCGGGCAGGGGTGGCACACCTGGCCATCCCAGAAGCAACCCCGGTGCACACCCAACCCGTCCCAGATGGGGCAGGGTTCAGGCGTTCCTCCTCCGCAACCCAGGAGCAAGAGGAGGGGGAGGAGTCTCACGCCTTGTCTCCGTCGATGCGGGCGAGGAGATCGTGGGCGATGCCCACAATCGCGATGAGACCCTCGGCCACATCGGGCGAATAGGGCGCCAAGTCTATCAACGCCTTCGTCGTCATGCGCAGCGCACTCAGCATCTCCGGCGCGGCGGCGATGAGGCGGGCGTTGGCGGCCGTGGACTCCGGGCCACGCCAATTGATGCGCGCAACGCGCTGGGAATTGCGGTCCTCGATGCTCCGCGCCAAGGAGCGCCACGGCCCCGGGGTGTGTTTGCTCATCTGGAGAACCTCCCAGCCAGCAGCTCGGGTCCCGGAGTCCACTGGAACGTATTGGCCTCGTGCTCACCCCGGACGCCCGCAGCAATCAGGATGCTCTGCAGATTCCGCTTGGCCTGGGATTCGGTCTTTCCGTCCGCCCCGTAGTGCTTTTTTCCGATGGTGACTTCCGCTCGCCACATGTGAAGCCTCCTTGACCTTGACTTCTGTACATAGTATACATGCTCCCATCATGAATGTCAAGCGAACCAGAAAACAAGGAGTTACCCGCATGGAAGAGCCTACCGAAGCCCGCCCCCAGTGGCTCCGCGTCCCACCAGAAGTCCTGGCCGAGCTCGAGGACATCCAGGCCGGATGGAACGAGCGTGTCCCCACCTCTCGCCTGATGCTCGCTGCCATCCGCGTGGGTCTCTCCGGACTCCGTCAGTTCAGCCCCCACGAGGTGTACGGCATCGCCAAACTGGGAGCGGAGCGATTCGGTGTCCGTGTAACGCGACAGTCCTAGGTCGATTTGGTTCAAGTCTCCCTTGCACGTCTGTCACGTGTTGGACGTACACTGCCGACCCCCGTCGTAGCCCCGAGGTGCACATGAGCTGGTGCCGCTTGGAACCCGGTTACTTCAGGCACCCCAAGACGCTCCGGCTCATCGCGCTCCTCAAAGACTCCGACGCCGACAAGTACCTGCCCCGCATCTGGGCCTGGGCGGCCGGGAGCCTCGAGTCTGGCACTCTCCCCGAGCCACTGGCCCGGCGGGACTTCGAGGCAGCGGCTCTCTGGGATGGGCCCCGGGGCCAGCTCTTCGATGCCCTGGTTTCCGTGGGTTACGTGGACGTCACGGTGGGCATCGCAACACTGCACGACTGGCACGTGTACAACGGCTACCAACAACGCGAATCCCGCAGACTACGTGAGCGTAAGGTCCCGAAACCTAAAGGCGCACGCGTGCAGGGCCGCGTCGATGTGCACGCGGCACGTACGGACGGACGGACGTACAGACGTACGAACGGACACGACACGACAACTGCCCCGCCGGCAGAGCCGGCCAAACAGGCCCCCCTCGAGCTGGTCAGAACGCTTCCAGCACACGTGGCGCTGGTGGAGGCATTCGCGGAGGTCTACCGGGCCAAGGAGGGCAAGCCCTACCGGCACCAGCGGGCTGACTTTGCGCAAGCTGCCCCTCTGGCTGCCCAGGGGGTGACGCCCGGGGAGGTGAAGGCGGCTGCCGAGCGAGCATGGAGGCCAGGCATCAGCCCCTGGCTTCAAGTCCGAAACTTCAAGCAGCTGGCCTCGAGGTTTGCCGAGGTGGCCGTTGCCAAGAGCAGCCAGGCCCAGCACAACGTGGCCACCACGGAAGAGCTGGAACTCCAGGAGAAGCGCCTAGGGGAGGTGCCACTGTGACGACTGACATGTACACGGGCTGGCCGGAGTACGACTTGCGCGAGCGGGAGGACTGGGTCCGGGGTGTTCCCGCCAAGGGCGCGCCGGAGTACCTTCACCCCATCGAGGACATCCGGAAGTGGCAGGCGCAGTTTGCCGACCAGGTGAGGCTTCCCGAATACGGGCCAGACGGGAAGGAAACCGTCCAGTCCCTCGCCTGGCGCGCGGCGGATGCCGTGAAGGCCGCTCGGCTGGCTGCGGGCTTCCGACTCCATGAGCGAGGAGAGCTCGAGTCCTACGCCTCCCTGCGCCGCCGCATGGGCTGGAGCTCGGCCAACCCTGAGGACATCCGCCGGACGGCCAGCCAGGCCATCGAGCGTTTCCATGAGCAGCTGCCCCGGGCCATGGCCTCCATGGGCGTGGGCGCCCGGTGCATCGAGGCCCTGGCGGACCTCGTGGAGACGGACCCGGTGAAGTGGGTCCGGGCCTGGCTGGACACGGGGCGACGGTGGGCGTTGATTCTCACGGGGGCTGGCGGCTCCGGGAAGTCCATTGCTCTGGCCGAGGCCTGCCGGCACTTCGCCCGGGAGACGGTCCGCTACGGGGACGGCTTCGAGGAGCTGCAATGGCGGACCCGCAAGGCCTGCTACACCCTGGCCTCGGACATGCTCGCTGGGCCCATTTTCGGCGAGGAGGGCGAACGGCGCTTCCAGAAATTCAGCAGGGTGGACCTGCTCTGCCTGGATGACCTGGGCGCGGACGTCCCCTCGGAGCAGTCCAAGGACTTCCTCTGGAGAATTCTCGACGGCCGCTACCGGAACAAGCGGCGCACCCTCATCGCCACCAACCTCTCCAGCATGGAGCTGATTCTCAAGCTCGGGGAGAGGTTTGGCCGGCGACTCCGGACGGACACCGAGGATGGCGCCAGCATCCGGACGCTCAAGGAGCCTTTTCGACGTGGGCCCAGCGGTCCAGGTAGTCTGCCGCCCGCCGGTAGTCCGCCGCCTTGAAGCCGTAGCGGGTCGGCCCGAGAAGGAAACGGTTGTCCATGTTGCACAACACCCCTCGGACCAGCGCCCGCCGCTGCTCTGGCTTCAACTTCTTGAACCGGTAGTGGTGGAAGTGGTCAATGTTCAGCACCCGGGTGGTTCTCCCGCAGATGGCGCACCCTCCGCCCTGGGACTCAAGAATGGCCCACCACTGGGCCTCCGTCAGGCCATACTTCTTGAGCGTCGCCTTGCTCGGGGCCTTCATTCCCGGGGTTCCTCCGGCAAGGCCTCCAGAATCAGCTTTCGCACCCACCCAGCCATGGACTCCACGGACCCCCGGGCCTGCTCCTCGAGGATGTAGTGCCAGAGGCGGATGTAGAGCTTTTCGGGCAAGTAGACCTGGATGGGCCTTTGCTGGGAGGTGGGCATCCGGGGGCGTCTGGTTGCTTTTGTCAGGCTCATGCGCTAGACAGTAACACGGCATGAAGGGAGCGACAACGTGAGCGACGAAAGCGCAGACCCGGAATTGAAGCGGCTGGAGGACGTCATGGCTCGCGTGGAGGCCCTGGCTAGCAAGGCGCCGCCCGCCCCGGCCGAGCCAGACAGGTCCGAGCAGCTGAACGAGCTCGCCGCAGCCCTCGCCAAGGCCCAGGGGAAAATGGACTCCGCCAGCAAGGACTCCAGCAACCCCCACTTTCAGTCGAAGTACGCGAGTCTTGCCTCCTGCTGGGAGGCCTGCCGGGAGCCCCTGAGCGCCAACGGCCTGGCGGTGGTGCAGCGGGTGAAGCAGGCCACGGGGCAGGTGGTGGTGGTGGAAACCCTCCTGCTCCATGCCTCGGGGCAGTGGCTCAAGCAGGACGTCCGGCTCCCGGTGGACAAGCCAACGGCCCAGTCCGTCGGCTCGGCCATCACCTATGCCCGGCGGTACGGGCTGACGGCCATGGTGGGGATTGCCCCGGATGACGACGACGATGGGAATGCGGCGTCGGGAAAGACGGCCGCCTCCGCCCCACCCAAGGGCGGCACCTACGTCAAGCCAGCTAGCAAGCCAGACCCCCGCTTGACGGCGGAGCAGAACAAGGACATGCAGACCCTTTTCAGACCGGGAGCGTAAAGTGGACCTGAGCAAACTGACAGCAGCGGTGGCGGAGACGGAGAGGGAGTTCAATCGGCTGGTGCAGGAGAACACTGGCCTTCGGGACCGGCTTTCTGACATTCAGGCCGCAGTGGCCGGGGCCCCATTCGCGCGACTGGAGGCGCGGGACGATGTCAAACCGAAAGCCCCCGTCGTCTCCCCTCGAGTGGCAAAGGGCAAGCGAGGCCGCCCATCGAAGATTTCGGATGCCGATGCCCGCGACATTGCCTCTCTCCGGGCCAAGGGCCTCCACGTCGCCGACATCGCCAAGCGCTACAAGGCCACCCCTCCCACTATCTACGCCGCCCTCAAGCGGGCCTCGGCCAATGGCAACGGAGCCGGCAAGCACTGACGGCAATGACGCCCGAGGAGATTCTGGAGCACTGCATCCCGGAGCCGATGAGCGGCTGCTTGCTCTACCTGGGAGCAACCTCGGGCGGCTATCCGAAGGCCTGGGTGAACGGGCTGGGGGACAGGCGCCTCCATCCCATTATCTGCGAGTACGCGCATGGACCGAAGCCGAGCCCCCGCCACTATGCCTGTCACCGTTGCGATGTACGGTTGTGTCTCGAACCGAAGCATCTGGTTTGGGGGCTGCCGAAGGAAAATGTGGACGGGACGCATGGCCGAGGAGTGGCGGGAGAGCATCACCACTGGCGTCGGATTCCATTCCTGCTCCGCGGAGAGGGCAACGGCCACGCTCATTTAACGGACGAATTGGTCTTGGAGATTCGCTCGGCGCCCGGCAAGCAGCGGGACATCGCAAAGGCCTATGGCGTGAGCCAGTTTTGTGTATGGGCAATCAAGAACCGACAGACGTGGAAGCATCTTCGCTGAGGCTCCCCAGGGCGCTGCCGACGGCGTCCCAATTGGATGTAAGTTTTAACTGTCCGGGAAGCCGGGAACTGCCGCATGTTGAGCCCGTGGCCACCCCGGCCATGCTCGCGGGGACGGCCCTGCACCTCACCCTCCAGCGGTGGATTGAGTCCGGATGCCCGGAGGACATCCCCGCGAACCCGGCCGTGGCGAGACGGCTCGCCCCCAGGGACAAGATTCCCACCCTCCACAAGCTTCCCGAGCTCCCGGCCATCGCCGAGGTGGCGGTGTGGGTGGACCCCGTCTTCGAGACGGCTGGCGTCATCTGCACGGGAAGGCGTCCGGAGAAGCACGAGTACCAGGTCGGCGAGCACATTTTCAGCGGCACCATCGACGCCGTGGGTCAGCTCGACACGGGTGAGGTGGTGGCCCTGGACTGGAAGGGCCGGACCCGGAGCGACTGGCAGGTCCGCTTCGCCGGGGTGGCTGTCGCCTTGCTCACCAAGGCCCCGGAGGTGACGGCACTGGAAATTTTCAACCCCTCGGGCTTATGGGACCGACGCCCCATGGACACCGAGGACGTGGCCGTCTGCCTCGAGCAGCTCCGGGAGCACGCCCGGGAGCTCCTGGCCCAGCGGTCGGGCTTTCCCCCCAGGTTTCAGACCGGCGAGCATTGCCGCTATTGCAGGGCCTACGAGGCCTGTCCTAAGCGCGAGGAGGCCCGGGCCTACCGGACCAAGGGGAACGGCAAATGAGCGCTCCTGGGCCCAGCCAGGGCCCTTCCCGAGCCATCGCCTGGTTGCTCCCTGACTCCGTGTCGCTGTAGACTCAACAGAACGCCCGTCCAGGAGGTCAGCATGGCCCCCAACGCCTGTCCATTCCGCAGAGACCATGAGTGGGACGAGGACGGGCTGTGTCGCCACTGCTACGCCCAGCGGCCGGAGAACGACGTGCCGTCCGAGGCCGTCACCCCTCCCCATGGAATCACTCTCCGGGACGCGCAGTACGAGGCCGAGGCCCAGATGATGAGGACGGTCGCCTCCCTGACGTCAGCCGTTGTCGCCAGTGGGACGGCCGCCCCGCTGGTGCCGGCCGTTGTCACCGGCGGCACTTGGCTCATCACTCCCCAGGCTGACGTACGCATCGTGGACAACACACATACCCACGACTGGGTCGCCTACGTCAATGCGGACGCCGTCCACTGTCGGCATTGCCTCGAGAAAGTCTCAGGAATGCAGATGCTTCAGAGCAACGAGACCCTGCCGCCCCAGGGCCTCGAGTCCCCTGAGGGCCAGGCCTTCATCTCCCGCATCTTCAAGGCGTCTACGGACAAGAAGTGAAATCAAGTCCACAGGTAGTCCACAAAGGCAAGGGCATCCTGATGTTCACGGAGGTGGCCAGGGAGACGGAGCAGGCGGTGAAGCTCAAGCTCGAGACCGGCCGCTACGTCTGGGTGCCCAAGGACAAGGTCATCGGGGGATGGAGGGGCGGCATGGAGAAGGGCGGGGCCATTCAGCTGCCGGGGTGGCTGGCGGAGCGGCTGTGAGGCCCTACTTCCAGGCAAAGGGCGTGACGCTCTTCCATGGGGACTGCCGCGAGGTGCTGACGGCGCTGACGTGGGACGTCTGCCTCACGGATCCCCCCTACTCCAAGCGGGTGGTGGAGCGGACCCGGAAGCAGGGACAGCTGGCCCGAGAGTCATTCGACCCAGAGGGCGGCAAGCGGTGCGACGGGAAGGCCACCTGCGTCCAGCCGTTCCAGTTCCAGTACGAGGGCGAGGACGACCTGGCGCACGCCGTGGGTCCGCTGCTCGGTCGGACCCGACGCTGGTGCGGCCTCTTCTCGGACGTGGAGTCCGCACACATCTGGCGCGAGGCACTCTGTGCGGGCGGGTTTCGCTACATCCGGACGTGCGCCTGGGTGAAGCCGGGGAGCGCGCCGCAGTTCACCGGGGACCGACCGGCGCAGGGATGGGAGCCGCTGACGCTCTGCCATGGGCCCGACGGGCGCATGCGGTGGAACGGCGGCGGCAATCCCGGCGTCTGGACTGAGCCTCCGCCCCAGGGCGACGAGCGCGGCTATGGTGGCCAGAAGCCCGAGACGCTCATGCGCCGGCTTGTCCGTCTCTTCTCGGACGAATGGGAAACCGTCCTTGATCCATTCGCGGGTTCCGGGACGACGCTCGTCGCCGCATTCCAACTCAACCGCAAGGCCATTGGCATCGAATCGAGAGAAGAATCCTGCGAGCTTATCGCCAAGCGGCTGGAACGGGAAATGGCCCAAGGCAATCTCTTTGAGGTCGCCTGATGGGTGCCCAAGCCGCCAGGCAGCTGAGTTCAGGCCAGGAAACAGCACCCCCTGGCCGTCCCTTCCGGCCGGGCCAGTCGGGCAATCCGGGCGGAAGGCCCAAGCGTCTGGCGGAGTTACAGGCCCTCAGCCAGGTCAACTTCCCGGTCGCCGTGGAGCGGTTGGCCAAGTTGATTCAGTCCCAAGACGAAGAGCTGGCTTTCCGCGTCATCCAGTTCGTCTTCCTGTACGTGCTGGGCAAGCCCGCAGAGGCCACGTCCCTGGCCCACCTCGAGGCCATGCGTGCTCGGCTGACGGAGCTCGTCGTCCCTCCACTTCCCGAACCTGAACCCGCAGAACCTCCGGCACCGCTTCCCCCTGCCGTGCCGGAGCCGGCGCCTTGCCCGAGCCGCCCGGAGGCGCCCCCAGAGGCCGTGCGTGTGGACACAGCCCCACCGCACGTGCCCCTGGGCTTTGAGCTGACGCCGGAGCGGGCGAAGTTGCTGGAGGAAATCAAGCCTCCGGAGCCAAAGCCCCAGGGCTTGCGCTGTCTCTTCCGGGGCAAGGACGGCCAGTGCCCAGACACCGCCCTGGACGGCAAGCAGTGGTGTGCAGGGCATCTGGCCAAGCTCTTCGAGGTGACCAAGTGAAGGCCGAGAAAATTCCCGAGGCAATCCCCGGAACGCATTATGAGCTTGTCATGGATGGCGAACATCATCACGAGATTCGACAGGCGTTAGCGCGACTACACAAAGCCGCCCTCGCCTTCTGGGTGGGGCATGGGGCGGTCTGCGAGGGCGGCAGGGTCTGCGATGAGATGTCGGCCGCTATGAACCACGCCGGTTTCGTCATGAAAGTGCCGAGCCACCCGCATCGTCGGGAGTGGTCATGAAGCTCGAAACCCCGCTGCTCGATGAGTTTTGCCGCTTCGTCCGAAACATCCCCGGCACGGAGATGCTCGCCACCTTCCGGGCCCCGGACGGCAGCCAGCGCCAGTTCAACCTCGTGGCCCTGCTCGAGGAGGTCCACCAGGCCCTCCACTCCACCCACCACTTCATCGACCCGACCGGGCCCAGGAATGATGCCTTTCGTCCTGAGCCTGTCTTCGTGAAGCCCGAGGACAACCCTACGGGCAGGGCAGCTGTGGGACATCCACACGGCCTCGACGGAATGGAAGGACTCTGATGGCCTACCAAGGGAAGTTCTGGAGAGGCAACATCGAGCGCCACAACGGGCGGGAGGACAGAATCCGCCCCAACCCGGAGGCCCCGCCCATGCACGAGGGCCCGGGTGACTTCGACAAGGGCATCCCCAAGGGCGCAGACGCTCCTCCCGAGGGCTCGAGCCAGCCCAAGGTGACGAAGAAGGGCGGAGATGAATTCCCTCTCAGGCATGCCCACACGCTGCCCAGGCGACGCCAGCTCCACCAAGTCCTGATGGCCCACGTGCTTCGCAAGGCAGACGACGGAACCACTATGGGCACGGCCATTGGAGGCGGTGCGGCAGGAGGAGGAGCAGGGACATGACTGACCCAGCCATATATCGACGCTGGCGTCATGGAACTGTAGCGCATGGGGTCCTGACCCCTGGACCGCTACACCAAAGCTTTGCTCCTGGAGTGCTTGGTCGGGCGAGGCATTGGGTCCTTGACGAGGCGGTGACTTACGGAAGCGAGCACAAGACGACCCTGGAGGACGCACTCGCCGCAGCCATTCAGCACGGCAAGCTTCGGCCGATGATGGGCTTCGGAAAGGATGAAACATGATGATGCCACCGGGCCAGATGCCACCCATGCCCATGCAGGGCAACCCGATGATGGGGAACCTCGCTCGAGCAGCCGTGCTCCGGGGTCGTCCGGGCATGCCGCCGCCCATGGCTCCCCAGCCCATGGGCTTCCCCAACACCCAGCCCCCTCCTCCCTCTGGAGGGCTGATGCCTCCCTCCACCGCAAGGGGTTACTGACATGCCCAGGAGCCAAGAGAAGTCCGTCCCGGAGAACATCGAGCGCCTGGCGCACTCCCACCCCGAGTTTCCCCCCAAGCAGCGGGTGGCGGTGGCCTTCGCCGAGGCACGGCGTGCCGGAGGGCATCCGGGCAAGAGAAGTGCTGCCAGGGCCGCTGTGTTGCGCAAGAAGGCCTCGGACAACGGAGAGGGCTAGATGGTCCGCAGCCTCAGTCAGCAGCTCTTGCGCATCGCCTCGGAACTAGAGGCCCTGGGCCACGTCCAGTCCGACCGGGAGCGCCTAGCGGCAGAGCTCCGTAAGCTGGTCCGCCTAATGGCCGGCGAATGCACCGAAAAGGAGGCGGCATGAGCGAGAACCCAAATTGGAAGGTCCAGCACCACGTCATGCAGGTGGGGACGGACGACAACGGCCGAGCCAAGTGGGGCGTCATCAAGGGCTCCACGGACGTCAAGGACATGGTGTCCATACACAACAACCGCAGTTCCGCGCACCGGATGGCCAAGAAGCTAAACGGACCCCAGGCCTCCGCGATGCGAGCGGCCGTCCTTCGGGAGAACGAGTGACCAACCATCCCCTCATTTACTATGTGGAGCTCTACATCGCCGGCGTTCTTCTCGGTCTGATTCTCTGGCGGCTGACGACGAGAAGGTGGTGAGTCTCCCGGACGAAAAAGGCCTGCTCGACTACGTCGCGGCCTTCGACGAAGTCTTCGACCGGCTTGGCGGGGCCGATGGCCTCTACGACTGGGCAGCCCAGTCCCCCGAGAACCTCCGGGAGTTCTACAAGCTCATTGCCAAGCGGCTGCCCAATGAAGTGACGGGCGAAGCAGGGGGCCCCGTTCGCATTGTTGTCCAATTCCCGCCATGACCGACGTCGTCATCCAAGTCCCTTCTCTGCAGCTGTACGGCTTCCAGAGGGAAATGCGGGACTACTTTCGCCATGGGGGCAATCGGGCCGTCCTGGTGGCCCCTCGAAGCGCTGGCAAAGACATCGGCTCTGGGGCTGTCGTGGGGGAGCAAGCCCTGACGCATCCGGCCACGTACTGGTGGGGCTTCCCCAAGTATAGCCAAGCCGAGGAGGCCATCTGGGAGGGGCTGCTGGAGGACGGGACCTCCATGCTGGACGCCCTCTTTCCGCCGCAGATTGTCGCCGACAAGGACGAAACCCACCTCCGGTTGACGTTTGAGACGGCCAAGGGCACCAGCCACGTCCGACTCATCGGCGCGGACAGCATCAACAACGTGGTGGGCGCTCGGCCCCGTGGCTTCGTGGCCTCAGAGCACGCGTTGATGGCTCCAACGGCCCACGAATTTGTCCGGCCGATGGTGGAGCAGCGCAATGGCTGGATGCTGTTTCAGTCCACACCTCGAGGCCGAAACCACTTCTGGAAGATGCTGGAGACGGCCAAGCGGGAAAACTGGTTCTGGCGCCACCTGGACGTCTACCAGCTCCATCCCGACGGCCATCCGGACGACTGCTGGGTGTGCAAGGGCAAGGGCGCCCATGGCGTGGACGCCTTCCTGGCCCGGCAGGTGCGGGAGGGGATGCCTGATGCCCTTGTCCGCCAGGAGTACCTCTGCGACTTCTCGGCGGCCCTCGTGGGCTCTGTCTTCGGAGACTTGTTTGAGGCGCTCGAAAAGGACGGCAGGGCGGACGCGTTCCACCACCCAAACGAGGAAGTGTACACGGCCTGGGACCTCGGTCTGGCTGATGCTACGGCCATCTGGTTCTGGCGGGTACGTGGCGACGGTGTGGAATTCATCGACCACCTGGAGGACTCTGGCAAACCGCTCAGCTTCTTCATGGACGAACTCGAGCGAAAGCCATATCAGTACATCCGTCACTACCTCCCCCACGACGCCAAGGCCCGTACGCTGGTGTCCGGAGTAAGCGTCCAGGACGAGATGAACCGGCGCTTCGGGCACGCAAAAGTGGGCATCTGCCCGCTGCTCTCCAAGCCAGACCAGATTCAAGCGGGACGTCGGCTGCTGCAGTGCCCCAGGACGCGGTTCCACGTCCGGTGCAACCAGAAGTCCGACGCGGCCACCAAACCCTTTGAGGCCATGCACGCCTACCGGTATGCCTGGGACGAGGCTAACAAGGTGCTGGCCAAGAAGCCCTTCCACGACTGGTCCTCCCACACCGCAGACGCATTTCAAGTAGCGGCGGTCGTGGCCCAGATGACGATGATGCTGGACCGAAAGCCTCCGGAGCCAGAGAAGCCCATTGTCCCGAGTATGGACCGGGCCTTTCACCTGGAAGACTTATGGGAGCAGAGGGCGGCGGAAAGGCGGAACTACTAGATGCCCCCCAAGGGAATGGCAGATTGCCTGCCTCGATGGCTCCGGAAATTAGCCTGTTGGCTGGGCTGGCACTATTGGGCGCAAGTCACACAGGCTCGCTCGCTCAAGGCGGAAGACGGCGTAATGATTCTAGGCGCGATATGCGTTTGGTGCAGTTGCAATTGGAGAGAGTCCTAGATGCCCCTGGACAACCCACCCGATGGGATGGACACCTCGTCCACCATCGACTCCCAGAAGGACTTCAACAAGGACGCCCGGGGGCAGCAGAAGCGCTGGACGACGGAGCTGGACGCGGCCGAGGCCGACATCAAGAAGTTCTGGCGGCGCAGTGACGAGATTGTCTCCAAGCTGGTGGACAAGCGGGCCGAGGACAGGCCCCAGCGCCGCGCCTACAAGCTTCCTCTCTTCGCCTCCAACATCCAGGTGCTTCGGGCCATGCTCTATGGCAACGAGCCCGAGGTGGTGGTGGACCGGCGCTTCCAGGACGCCAACGACGACGAGGCCCGGGTGGCCGGAGAGATGCTGGAGCGGATTCTCAACTCCGACATGGCCTACGCCTCGGACCCCTATGCCGCCGCCATCGGCAAAGCCCTGGACGACAGGCTCACCATCGGCATGGGGAATTGCCGCCTCGTCTACGAGGCGGAGTATGAAACCGTCCCCGGCAAGCCGGCGCAGGTGGGCCCCCACCCCGTGACGGGCGAAGAGGTGGAGCTCGCCCCGGCCGTTCCAGAGACGGAGCGGGTCAAGGAAGAGTCCTGCCGGGCCTACTACGTCTCCTGGAGAGACCAGCTCTGGAGTATTTCCAGGACCTGGGAGGAAGTCCGCTGGTGGGCCTTCCGTAGCTTTCTCACCCGAGACGAGATGGAGAAGCGCTTCGGGCCGGAAATCGCCAAGCGTGTCACCTACTCCCGCTCCAAGAAGGACTCCAACGGCTGGGCCCAGGAAGACGCCCTCCAGAAGGACCCCTGGCAGCGGTGCGAGGTCTGGGAAATCTGGAGCAAGGAAGACAAGACGGTCTACTGGTGGACGCGGGGCTTCACCCAGATTCTCGACAAGCAGCCCGACCCGCTTGAGCTGGAGGACTTTTGGCCCTTTCCCCAGCCGATGTTCGCCAACCTCACCACCTCCCGGCTCATGCCGACGGCGGACTACTCGCTCGTCCAGGACCTGTACGACGAGTACGAAGTCCTCTCCACGCGCATCCGCCAGCTGGTCAAGGCCTGCAAGGTGGTGGGTCTCTACAACGCCGCGATGGGCAACGGCATCAAGCGGCTCTTCAATGAGACGTTTGACCAGGACCTGATTGCCGTCGAGGCCTGGGCCGTCATGGCGGAGAAGGGCGGCCTCCGGGGAAACATGGAGTTCCTCCCCCTCGAGGCCGTCGTCATGACGCTGGAGAAGCTCTCCGAGCAGCGGGACAAGGTGAAGGCGCAAATTGACGAGATGACGGGCATGGGGGACGTCCAGCGTGGCGCCGCCATGTACGTCAACCAGAAGCCCATGACGGCGACGGAGTCCTCTGCGCGAAGCTACTATGCGGACCTCCGGACCAACGCACTCCTGGACGAGTTTGCCCGCTTCGCCTCGGAGCTCCAGGCCCTCAAGGGTGAAATCATCTGCAAGCATTACTCTCCGGACACCATCCTCAAGATGTCCAACATCCAGAGGAGCTTCAACAGCCCGGACGAGGTGCAGAAGGCCCTCGCCCTTCTCTCCAGCGACTACTTCAACTACCGTGTGGAGGTGAAGTCCGACAAGCTCGCCATGTCCGATTCCACCAAGATGAAGAATGAGCGGATTGGCTGGATGCAGGCCCTCGGCGGGCTCATTTCCGCCATGGGGCCGATGATGCAGCAGTCACCCCAGCTCGCCCCCTTCTTCCTCGAGGCCATCAAGTGGACCATGGCCAGCTTCGAGGGGAGCAAGGACATCCAGGGAGTGCTGGACCAGGCCGTGGCCCAGACGGAACGGCAGATTCAGCAGCAGATGATGCAGGGGCCGCCGCCAGACCCGAAGCTCCTCGCCGCACAGGCCAAGGGCCAGGTGGACATGCAGAAGGCCCAGTTCGACGCCCAGGCCAAGGCCCACCAGACACAGCTGGAGTCGGCAGCCCGGATGCAGGAGATTCAGGCAGAAGCCGAGGCGGACGTCGCCAAGCAGGCAGCCCAGGCGCACTACAACACCCAGGAAGAGATTGCCCGGCACCAACTCCAGGTCCAGGAGAATCGCCAACTCCTTCACCACGACCTGGTGAAAGAGGCCGTCAAGCCCAAGCCCGTCGTCTCCTACAAGCCCCACCCCAACGGCAGTCCCCCGCGGAGGTAAGGCATGGCCGAGGGCTACGCATTGATGACGCCGGACTCCGCGGGATGGCAGGTCCCGTCCATCTCAGGCCAAGGGGGCAAGTTTTACTACACCAACGGCACCACCAAGTCCTGGGAGTACGTCTTCCCGGACCAGACGGGCCAATCCGGCATGGTGCTGGGGACGAATGGCTCGGCCGTCGTCTGGGTCTCGCCGCAGTCCGGGCCACAGGGGCCCGCTGGGCCTCAGGGGCCACAGGGTCCAGCCGGCGCAGATGGGGCGACCGGCCCTCAGGGGCCCAAAGGGGACACAGGAGACGCCGGTGCGACGGGTGCACAGGGGCCGCAAGGGCCAACCGGAGCCACCGGTAGCCAGGGGCCGCAAGGCCCCGCTGGCGCCGATGGAGCGCAAGGGCCGCAAGGGGCGACGGGCGCCCAGGGGCCCACCGGGCCTGCGGGAATGGCGGGGAGCACCACCAGCATCTCCTCCCCCGTCGCCAACTCCACCACCAGCTTTGCCGACGTCACCGGGCTTTCTTTTGCAGTCGTCTCCGGCAACCTCTACTGGTTCAAGTTCGTCATCCCGTACAACTCAGCTGCCACCACCACCGGCTCGGCCTGGGCCATCAACGGGCCCTCCCAGACCCTCCTCAACTACCGCTGCCAGTACACCCTGACAGCCACCAGCGAGACGCAGCACTACCTCGGGGCCTACAACAGCGGCTCGGCCAATGCCTCGAGCCTCTCCACGGGCAACGTCTGCATCATGGAAGGTGTCATCAAGCCTTCGGCCAACGGCACCGTCATCGCCCGCTTTCTCTCCGAAGTCTCCTCCTCCGCCATCACCGCCCTGGCCGGAGCCTTCGTCTGGTACATGGTGATTCCATGAGGCGCACCTACCGATGGAACCCAGAAACCCAGAGCCTCGAGGAGATTTCCTCCCGGAAGGACGGAGTCGTCTACGGCAAGGAGCTGCTGGAGAAGTTTCGCCGGGAAGGCCTCTGCCCCGTGGATGACTTCAAGGACACCTGGGAGAAGGCCGAGACGGAGCGAAAGCGCCTCCGCGGAGAGCTCCCACCCACCCCGGCCATGCGCGAGGAGCGCCGCCGGCAGATTTCGGATGCAATCGACCGGGTGAGGGCCGGCTACAGGCCCACCCGGCTCCCCATGCTGGAGGACTAGATGGCTCAGGCAGAACTCGACACCGAGGTGGACATCGAGCCGGCCGATGCGGCCCATGACGACCGGCGGGCAGACATCGCCGCGGCCTTCGAGAAGCTGTCCGGGGGGGCCGACGAGAAGGCCCCCGTGGAGGCCAAGGAGGCCCCCCAGGACGTTGAAACCCCCCAGGCCCGGACGGAGAGGCTCCGGGACGAGAAGGGCCGTTTCCAGCCCAAGGAGGCGGCTCAGGAGGCCACTCCGCCCAAGGGCAGGCAGCGCCAGACGGCTCCGGCGGAGCTCGAGCCTCCGGAGAAGAAGGCTGTAGCCCCGGTCAAGCCCGACCCGGTGGACCAGGTGCCCGCCTCGGTCAAGCCGGAGCATGCCGAGGACTGGAAGCAGACGCCCCGGAGCATCCGGGAGGAGTTCAAGCGCCGGGAGGCCGAGCAGTACGCCTTCATGGAGCAGACGAAGCACCAGCGGGCGGCCCTCCAGCAGATTCAGGAGGCCGTCCAGCCCTACCAAGCCCTCCTCCAGGCAGAAGGGGGCAGCGTCCCAACGGCGCTCCGGAACTACCTCCAGGCCGCCACCCTGATGCGTCAGGGCAGCCCCCTGGCCAAGGCCCAGTGGATTGCCAAGCTGACCCGGACATTCACCTCTCAGGAGCACCTGGGACTCCTCGACCAGGCGATTGCGGCCGAGTACGGGGTGAATGGCGCCCAGCCCCCGACTCAGGAGCCGGCCGCCTACAACGCACCCCGCCAGGAGTTTCGAGACCCCCGGGTGGATGAGCTCCTCGCCAACCAGCAGCGCCAGCAACAGATGGAGTGGCAGCAGGGTTATGAGTCCGCCCAGCAGGACTACCAGCAATGGACGGCCGAGAAGCAGCCGGAATTCCTGCCTTGGGTGCGGAACAAGATGGCGACTCTCCTCGAGACGGCCGCCAGGGACAACGAGGAGCTGGGCTTCGAGGAGGCCTATGACGCGGCCTGCAGGACTCACCCGGAAGTCCGGAAAATCCTCCTCCAGCGCGAGGAGGCCGCCCGGGCCCAGCCATCGGCGCTTCAGCGCTCCAGAAGGGCCGCTGTGTCCCTGCGCCCACAGGGGGCAGTTGCGCCCGGCGCGGGAAATGGTGGAAACTCCACCCGGGCGGACATTGAGGACGCCTGGGACGCAGTGATGGGACGGTAGCAGCGCTTCGGCAGCGCCCAGCGACTGGCAGTCAAGACAGCCGATTGCATCTCCCCAGCCGGGGAGCCGAGCGAACCCCTCGAGGGTCCACGCGGGAAGAGGCGAGCAGTCCACCCTTTCTCCGTTTGAGGACCCCCCATGTCGTTCCCAGGCAATCCAGCAATTTCAGACATCGTCGCCACCACCATCGAGTCCCGTACGGGCAAGCTGGCGGACAACGTCACCAAGAACAACGCGCTCCTGATGTCCCTGAAGAAGGGTGGAAACATCCAGACCTTCTCCGGCGGCACCATCATCACCCACGAGCTCAGCTTTGCTGCCAACGGCAACGCTGGGTTCTACAGCGGGTACGACTTGCTGCCAGTCGCCGGGCAGGACGTCATCAGCTGGGCCCAGTACGACATCAAGCAGGCCGCCTGCCCCGTCGTCATCAGCGGCCTGGAAATGCTCCAGAACGCGGGCAAGGAGCAGATTATCGACCTGATGGAGGGCCGGCTCCAGGTGGCCGAGGCCTCCATGGCGAACCTGATTTCCCAGGGCCTGTACTCGGATGGGACGGGTTCGGGCGGCAAAACCATCACCGGCCTGGACGCGGCCGTCCCGGCGGGCACCTCGAGCGGGCGCATCGCCACCGGCACCTACGGGGGCATCGACCGCTCCGTGTGGACGTTCTGGCGGCCCTACTACCAGAAGGACGCCACCTTCAGCTCCACCACCGTCCAGGGCTCGATGAATGCCCTGTACAGCAACCTGGTCCGTGGTGCGGACCGGCCGAACCTCATCATCTGCGACAACGTGGGCTGGCAGGTGTACATGGCCTCGCTCCAGAACCAGCAGCGCTTCATGCAGGCGGAGACGGGTGACCTCGGCTTCCCCACCATCAAGTTCATGGGCACGGACGTGGTGCTGGACGGCGGCATCGGCGGCTTCGCCACGGCGTCCACCTTCTACTTCCTCAACACCAAGTACCTGAAGTACCGGCCGCATGCCGACAGGAACTTCGTGCCGCTGTCGCCCAACAAGCGCTACGCCATCAACCAGGACGCGGAAGTGCAAATCATCGGCTGGGCCGGCAACCTCACCAGCGGCGGAGACCAATTTCAGGGCAGGCTCAGCACGACTTAGTAACTGACGGCATCGCCCTGGGGGCGGGCAACCGCCCTTGGGGCAGCCACCAAGGACAAACCCCATGGCGACCGCCACCAGCTACTACCACGGAATTTTCACTCCCCCCTCGAGCCCCGCCAACGTCATCAAGCAGGGCGTCCTCGCGGACGTGACAGGGGCCTCGGCCCCGGCCACTGCCGCGAGCGTCACCTATACCCCGATGAGCGGCACGGGGGTGGACACCCTCTTCATCGCGGGAGTCCCCGTCACCGTCACGTACAACACGAGCGCCACCCAGACGGTGACGGACACCAAGACGCTCCTCACCTCCACGGGTGGGGATGCCCTGGTGGGCACCGTCTCCAAGCTCTTCACCGTCTCCGGAACCACCACCCTCGTCCTCACGGCGAAGGCCCCCGGGACGGCAGGAGAGGGGATTCCGGTCTACAAAACCAACGTCTCCGGAGCCTCCGGGAGCCTCAACCGGAACTTCTCGGCCGGGGCGGACAGGTGGTTTGGCCAGGGCGCAGGCGCAGGCCCGGTGGATGGCGTGGCGGTGGGCGGCATTGGGGCCCTCTGCACGGGCATCGGCCGGGGCACGCAGATGACTCCCGTGGCGGCGCGGACGTCAGCCAACGTCGGCACCACGGCAGCCACGGCCACCTGGACGCCGCCCACGAGCTCGACGGCCACTCTCAGCGTCGCCGGGCAGAACTTCACCATCACCTTCAACACCAGCGCAGCGCAGACGGTGACGGACACCATCGCCGCCCTGCATGCCAACCCCCTCGTCCAGCGGCAGGTGGTGGCGACCAATGACGGCTCGGACAACGTGCTGCTGACGGCCAACGCAGGCCTGGATGGCAACAACATCGCCATCTCGGCGGGCGGAGAGCACGGCTCGACCCTCGTCTCGGGCTTCACCGGAGGCGCCGGGCCGACCGTCACGGACGTCTCGAGCGCCCAGGTGGGCGCAGGGCTGGACGCCCAGCTGCCGGTGGCCTTCACCGCCCAGAGGCTGACGCCGACGGGCACGGCCACCCAGGGCGACACCACGGCCGGAACGGTGCAGGCCGTCGGGGCCACGGACGCGGTGCTGGTGGCTGCCACGGCCACGTACACCCCGCCCACGAGCTCCACGGATACGCTCTACATCAACGGCTACCCGCTGACGGTGACGTTCAACACCTCGGCGACGCAGACGGTGACCGACACCAAGGCCCTGATTGCCGCCATCCCCTGGATGAACAACCTCCTGGACTGCACGGGCACCACCACCCTGGTGCTGACCCGGCGGACCCGGGATGCCTACAGCGCCCCGGGGACGCCCGTGGACGGGCTGGGGCCCTACGGCAACTCCGTCACCGTCTTCTCGGCGGGGCTGCACTCGGCGTCCATCAACCACACGGTCCTCACCGGCGGCGCCACCAGCGGCAAGGGCGTCCGGCTGGTGAAGTCCACCGGCACGGTGGCGAATGGTGGGGCCGTCATCTCCGGCTGGCTCAACGAGTTCAACCCCGGCGCCTCCGGAAACCCCAACACCGGGAGCATCGCCACCGGCTTCGTGGTGGTGGGAAGGGCCTCGTAAATGGCTCTCAGCGACTCGGCAGGCGTCGGCAGTGCACTTCCCAGCCAAGTGGGTGTGACGTCTGGCTGGGCGCTGGTGACGAATGGCACAGTGGCATCCTGGGCCTCCGTGGGTGGTGGTTCTGGCGTGGATACTCTGGCGGCGGTGGGAAGCTCTCCCAATGCCAACGGGGGCACCATTGCCTCGACCACCCTCACGCTACAGCCGGCAGATGGAACCCATCCTGGCGTGGTAACGGCCCTGGCCCAGACGTTCGGGGGCCTCAAGACATTCACCAGCCAGCTGGCCTGCAGCGGGGACATCAGCGCCACGGGCCTTTCTGGAGACCAGGCAGTCCTGGGCACAACCTCCGGGACGGCAGCATTGGCATTCGTCCACTCCGGCACCCCCACTACCGTCTTCTGGACGGATGGTACGCACATTGTCCTGGGGACTCCTGGGGGTTCTGGTGATTTCTTCTTCCGTCAGGGCGGACAGTCCGGCACTACCCTCGCCCTCATCACCAGCACTCAGTTGGACTTGACTGGCCTCGGAGTCGGCGGGGCCATCAAACTCAAGTCCCCAGATGGAACTACCTACACAGCCACCATCGCCAACGGTGGTACCTGGAGCATCAGCTAGGCCATGCCGTATCCGCCCCCGCCGGGCCCACCCGGAGTGGGCGAGTTTCAGGCCATCGGGCTTCTCCAGGCACCGGCCATCCCCGATGTCACCGGGAATGCTGGAAAGTTTCTAGAGACGGATGGAGTTGTCCCGCAGTGGGAGCCCGTCACTGGAGTTTTGCCTGACCAGACGGGACAGGCGGGCAACTTCCTCACCACGAATGGAACCAGCGCAAGCTGGGCTGCCATTCCAGCGGGCAGTACCTTCGACCTCCGCGACTACGGAGCGGTGGCAGACGACCCGACAAACGACGTCTCGGTGGCTTTCTACAACGCCGTGGCGGCGTTCAATCAGATGCTTGTCGGTCTGACTGAAATCTTCGGAACCAACGGGCCATTTGGAGCCATCGTCTTTCCGCAGGGCACGTTCTATACCAGCCGCCCGCTCTGTGTTCCGGCCAACTGTGAAATTTACGGTGCCGGTAAGACACTGACGATGGTGGTGCCGGGCACCGGAGACCACACCACCCCGTCGCTGGTGCAGGGCTATGCGGGCCCCATCTTTTTCGCCAGTCCGGCGTGGACCCCGGGGATGTTGCCCAACGTCTCCCAGCCCAGCCTCGGGACGTCATTGGCCACCGGTTCTGGAAACTGCCTCAATCTCGCGCCCGGAACCGACGTGCTTCACGTCACAGCGAGTTACCCCCTCCACGATTCCTTCCCCTGGGGCACGTGGATGGGGAACGACTACACGCTGACGGCGTGGAGCCTGGAGCTCTTCGTTCGCGTGGATAACCACCCCGGGACGGCGGCGGAAGAGGGAACGCTGGGCATCATCGGAAGCTATGGCCCTGGCGTCTGGGGCTCCAGGGACCAGAATTTCCCCTACGACTCGGCCTTCAGTCTCCGGGCAGTGGTGGATGGTAGCAACATCACCCTGGAAGCGCGCATCACCACCAACCCGGCCTACACCGGGCCGTTCAACACAGTGGCATCCGGCACCACGGTGTTGCTGTCTGGCACGGTGGCTCGGGCCACGGTCCGGCATGTCGAGTTGGACTACACCGGCTCCAACTTCTACTTCTACATCAACGGGGTGCTGCAGGGCTCTACCGCGGCCACGGGTCCCATTATCAGGGCGCCCTGGGAGCAAACGCAGATTGGCGCCACGGGTAGCGAATGGAGTCACTCTGACAACACCGTCACCGGCGCCGTGGACGGCATCCGGATGTCGAAGGTGGCGCGGCACACCGGCTCCAACTTTACTCCGCCGACGAGCAAGCCAACGTGGGATTCCAACACGATGGCGCTCTACAACTTCGACCAGTCGGCACCCACCATCCAGCCAAGGGATTCGGGCGGAGGTGATGTCGGGCCCCTGCTGACGCTGCCGATGTTCATCCCTGGAGTGCTTCGCTCCGGCATCAATGAAAGCACCTGGTTTTCCCCGGCCCTGGGCGACCAGGTTCCTCACTATGTGGACCTCTGGCCCATCGGCTTCGCGCAGAGCATCTACATCCACGACCTTGCCGTGACTGGCTGGTGGAGCTGCGTTGGCATCAAGGGCAAGCGCAGCCCCAGGCTGTGGGTCTATCGGACCGTCATCAATGAGATGGCCAATGCTGGCATCTGGGCGGCGGATGCCGAATCCTTCTTCGGCCAGCTCTCGGACAACTACCTCGGCAACGTGGCCGGTTCTGCCATCGTGCAGTTCGGTCGGGCAGACAGGAACGAAGCGCTCCAGTGCGGCATCGGCATCTACAATACCGCCGCTGGCGCGGTGACCTGGTTCAACAACCAGCCGACCTACAGCAGCTACGCCTGCATCGTCGGAGCTGGTGGCTCGCAGTTTTCTCAATACAACATCCAGAACGTCTCCAATGACACCGAGGGTTGGGCCTTCACCCGGATGATTGGGGCGGGAGTGCTGATTGGTCAGGCGGCATCCTGGTTCTCCTCTGGCAACCAGTGGGCCGCAGGCGGCACCTCATCCCCATTGAAGATTTTCGGGAATGCGACGCTGACCAACTTGCCGGAGGAGGCCGGGGCCTTTGCCAGCATCGGCGATGTCTTCCTTCCCCCTGTGACTGGCGCCAAATCCATCATTGATTTCGATTCGGCTAGCACCCCAATTGTCAGCATCACGCTGCAAAACGCCTATATCGCAGATTTCAATGAGCCAAGGCTTCCACTTTCTAACGTGGAAGGACTGGTTGCCATCCACGACTCTGCTGGCTTTAGCAATCTGCGGGGTCTCAGCATCTCAGACGTCAAGGCGGCCAACCTGGCTGGGTCTTTCACTTGCCAGGATGCATTCACCTGGGGCCAGGTGGTCTTTACCAATCCAGAGCCTGACGCCAATTACCAGGTCGTCGTCACGCTACAGGCAACGGACGGCAGTCCTGCGGCCAATTCTAGAATTGTTGACCACATCGATTACTTTGCCGACCGCTTTGTGGTGTCATTTGTGGCGGCCCCTGGTATGGGCGTCACAAACACCTGGGCCTGGCAGCTGGTTCGGGTCGAACCACCGGCACTCTATTACGATGCACATCCGTCGCTGCCGTCGTCCTTTTCCAATCCATTCGGTGGCGAGGTCAACAGGCCATTTGCTATTGCCATGACGTTGACGCCGAGCACGGGCAATACGTTCTACTTTGGCAACTTTACCCAGCAGACCATTCTCTCCGCCGGGGCGACGATTGGGGCGGCCGATAGCTGGGAGGTCAACTGGGAAGCAACTCTCTTCTTTGCCAGTGAGTACTGCGGGACGAGCCACCTCGAGCTGGACCCATTTGTCCAGAATGGAAAGCTCTGCACCCATCGCAACCCCGGCTCACACAACGTCGGCTTTTATTTCGACGGTTCCACGTACTACTACCTCATCGACGGACAGGCCAAGCTCATCCTTCCGGGGAGCAATCCCTTCGGTACGCAGCCGGCGACCGTCTACGTGGGCGAACGGTCGGACACCACCAACCCGCTGACTATCGCCAGCATCGCCAATCTCAAGATGGACCGCACGCCTGCGCGCGTCTATTCCTTCGAGCAGACCATCGGCCCCGGTCTCCAGCTCCAGGCGGCGCTCTTTGGAGATGATTGGGTGACTGGCCAGGGTGCCTCCGCCTCGTCGCCATGGAGCGCGCAGGTCATCAACAACAAGTACGGCACGACGTACTACTGGATGCCCAACAAGCAGGCACAGTTGACGGGTCCATTCGGGCTTGGCACAACGCTTTGGCAGCCGTGGGCCGGCACGTCGAGCAGCCTCTCGCTCTCTGCCGTTGTCATCATGTGCGGCTGGTATGACTGCCTCAACAGCGTCCCGGCGGCGACCACCTTTGCCGGACTCCAAGCCATCGTGGAGGGCGGCCCGGCGTCTGCCACCTGGAATCCCCCGACCTCCGGAACCACGCCGACGGACCAGCGGTCCTTTGCCATCGTTCAGGTCAACTCAAGCGGCACATCCGTGCTGACCATCGACGGACACAACATCAACATGGTGTGGCAGGGCAGCTTTGCTGCCACTACGGCCTTCGTCGTCAACGCCATCAATACCACTCCAGCCACCGACGCCATCGTCACTGCGACGGCCCAGGCGGCGGACCCGACCCAGAAGACGCTCATCATCAATACCAACGTCATCGGCACCGCCGGCAATGGGATGGTCATCTCCACCGATGGCGTTGGCGGCAGCGGTGTCTATGGTGACCTCGGCACGGGCCCCGGCTTTGCGCTCTCCGCCAAGACGTTCGATGGAACGGACAACACCGTCACCATCTCCGGGCAGACCTTCGTCTGCAACTTCGATACGGACGTCACCACCACCATCAACAACCTGGTGACGGCCATTACCGGCTCGTCCCTCAATGCAACCCTTGCGGCTGCCAATGCCGGAACAACGATGTCCCTGACGGCCAGGACCAATGGGACAGCCGGAAACACGGTGCGCCTCTCTGGCACCGGCTTCAATACTTCGGGCGCCGTGCCGGCATGGAGCAATCCCGTCACCGCCAATGCCGTACACATGGACGGCGGATTCAACGGAGCCATTTCCCTTGGGGCTACCACCATCCTCGTCTGCAACGTGCCCCCGTTTGGAACCAACTCTAGCTATTCTGCCGGGAAGGACGCCATTCGCGTTACCCTCAATGGGCTGATTGGTGGCTACGCGGCCGCGGGCGTTACCATTGTTGACCTGGACCTCTTGGTGAGGGATGCCGGCGCACACCAGAACATCAATCCCGCCTATGATGCAGGCAATGGCTATCCAAATGATGCCTGCCAGACCGCCATCTACGGACTCATCCAACCCCTACTGCCCTAGGAGACGCACATGGAGACCGCCAGTCAGTTCCAGCAGGTGATGGCCGACAACCCCAACAACCCCTTTGCCGCGGACGACAAGCTGTGGGTTCGCTTCGAGATGGTGCCGGTGGAGGACCCGGAGAAGTCCAAGGACGAGGGCCGCACCATCTGCGTGGACGTTCCCCACATCGAAATCCGCACCCCGGGGGACCGGGACAACGTCCTCTTCCGTCCCATGACGGACCTGGACAAGCAGCGCTTCAAGAAGCGCTATGAGGAGTGGCTGAAGACGCAGAACGACGAGCCGACGGAAGGGACTCCGCTGTCGGAAGTCCCCATCTTCAAGCGCCGGGAAGTGGAGGAGTGCCGCTACCTCAACGTCTACACCCTGGAGCAGCTCGCCGCCCTGTCCGACTCCCACGTGAAGAAGGACCGCGGCCTCTACAACTACCGGGAACGGGCGAAGAATTACCTGGACGTGGCGCTCCGGGGCAAGGAGGCCTCACGGCTCCAGGCGGAGAAGGACGCCCTGGAAAACCGCTTCGCCTCGCAGACCCAGGCCATCGAGGACCAGAAGGCCCTGATTGCCGCCCTGCAGGCCCAGCTTCAGGCGATGGCCAAGTCCATGGCCGAAAAGAGCGAGAAGTAAGCGATGGCCCAGGAGCCCACCCCTGCGTTGACGTGGCTGCAGGCGCAGTTTCCCACCATCTCGACGATGATTAACAACGTCGCGGTGGAGGTGGGCTTGACGGCCTCCGCGGCACCGCTCTCCAGCACGGACCCCAACTTCGTCCAGATGCTGGTGCTGGCGAACAAGCTCGGCAAGCAGCTGATGCGTCGGTGCGAGTGGCAGCTCCTCAACCGGACCTACACATTCACCACCAATAGCATGGGGCCGCCAACGCCGGAGGTGACGTTCTACCCCCTGCCCAACGACTTCAACCGGATGATTAACCAGACGGCTTGGAACCGCACCAGCCGTCTGCCGATGGCCGGGCCGCTGACGGCTCAGGGCTGGGAGTGGCTGGTGGGCCTGGTGTCGAACCAGTACACCATCTACCTGGGGTTCCGGCAGTGGGGTGGGACGTTTGCCGTCTACCCGAGCCCCAACCCCGCCAACCAAACCATCGCCTTTGAGTACCAGTCCAACGCCTGGGTGCAGCCCTCGGGCACGACGACGCTCGACCAGCGGGCGCAGACACTCCAGAACCCCGGAGACATCCCTCTCTTTGACGAGCTCCTCTTCCAGTGCGGACTCAAGGCGGCCTTCCTCGCCGCCAAGGGCTTTGACTCCACCTCGGCAGATGCCGAGTACCAGGCGGCCCTGGACAACGCCATCGGCACGGACCAGGGCGCGCCCAAAATCAACATGTCCGACAACGGGTTCGGCATGAGATATTTAGACGCACTGAACAACGTGCCACCCTCTGGATTCGGCCAGCCCTAGATGCTCTACGCCCGGAAACAGGCGCTGAAGACAGTCACCGGGGTCTCCCCCACGGGAGGCATCAACTCCGTTGCGGCCCTGTCCCAGATGCAGCCGGACGAATGCGTCCAGCTGGAGAACCTCTGGCCCGGGGCCTTCGGGGCCACCTCGAGACTCGGGAGCGCCGTCCACACCCAGGATGTCGGCTACTACCCGGCCATCTCCACATTCACCCCGCCGACGTCCGCGACCGCCACGTGCGTCATTTCCGGGCACAGCTTCACCGCGACGCACCACACCGACGCCGACACCACCGTCAACGACTTGATTGCCCTCATCCAGGCCAACCCCACGGTGTCGGCGCTGGTGACGGTGACGCTGGTGAGCCACAAGATGCAGGTGACGGCCAAGGCCTTGGGTGCCTCGGGCAATGGCATCACCACCACCTCCAACAACGCCAACGGGGCGAGCTTCGACCACGCCTCAACGCAGGGGGGCATCTCCAGCACCTCCGGCAACTACACCCTGATTCCCTTCCATGGAGAGGACGGGACCCACGACAAGCTCTTCGTCGCCACCAACCAGGGCCTCTGGGACTGCTCCGTGACGGGCGCCGTGCCGACGCTGCTTCTTGCCTTCGCCGCCACGACGGGCCTCGCGGGCATCGGCTCGAGCACCAACTTCTCCTCCATCGGCGACCACTTCTGCGTCTACTGCGACGAGGTCAACGGCTACTACCTCTACACGGAGTCCACGCAGACCTGGCAGAGGGTAGGAACCGGGACGCCCAGCACCTCCGTCTACACCCCACCCACGGCAGCCACCGCGACGTGCGTCATCAACGGGACGACCTTCGTCGCCACCTTCGACACCGACGCCGGCACCACCATCGCCAACCTCATGGCGATTATCCGCTCGGATGACGCCATCACGGCGCTGGTCAAGCTGTCCTCCGACGGGAGCCTGATGACGGTGACGGCCGTGGAGCCGGGCACGGCGGGCAACGGAATTACCACGACGACCGACGGGGCCAACGGCGCGGCCTTCTCTGCCGCGGCGACGACGGGCGGGACGGATGGCGTCTATGGGGTCAACCCCAACGACTTCGTCTTCCCGTGCGTGTGGATGCGGCGACTCTGGTTCTGCGAGCGGGGGAGCTCCACCGGGTGGTTTCTCCCCTTCGACTCCGTCTTCGGGGAGGCCAAGCCCTTCAACTTCGGCGCGAGCCAGCCGGCGGGTGGCGCGCTGAAGTGCATGGCCAACTGGACGGTGGACTCCGGCAATGGCGTCGGCAACAACCTGATTGTCATTTCGGAGGCCGGGAACGTCTCGGTCTACTCCGGCTCGGACCCGGAGGTGACGGGGGCCTTCCTCCTCACGGGCGTCTGGTTTGTGGGCGGCTTCCCGGTGGGAAGGAATATTTCCGCGGGGGACGGCGGGGACGTCATCATCATCACCAACCTGGGCGTCATGTCCCTGGCCCACTACCTCCAGGGCCTCTCCCTGGCGGACCGAACGCTCTACGCCACCAAAAACATCCAGACCCTCATTCAGGAGGAAGTCCAGGAGAACGGCAACTCTTACGGATGGCAGATTGTCATTACGCCCGACGAGCAGGCCATCATCATCGTCGTCCCCCAGCCCAATGGCATGGCGCCCATCTGCTACGGGGCGCCCTACGCCACGCGCAACTGGTGCAAGCTGACGGGCCGCTCGGCCTTCACCATGGGGGTCTGGCTCAACAAGCTCTACTTCGTGGAGGCGGGGACTGTCTCGGACCTCTACGAGGTGAACGGCTCTCTGGACTTCGTCCAGCTGGATGGCTCGGGAGGCCAGCCCATCCCCTGGACCGTCTTCGGCAGCTTCCAGCCCTATGGGACGCCAGCTGTGAGGAAGCGGGTGCAGATGCTGCGCCCCTACTTCACCACCACCGGGAGCACGGTCAACTACTCGATTGCCGCCCGGTATGACTACGACTTGACCCCGCCCCCGCCCGCCACCACGCCGTCCACCCTCCCGGCCGGAAGCCTCTGGGACACGGCGGTGTGGGACGTGGCGCTCTGGAGCTCGGGGACGGCCTCGCTCTTCCCCTTTCAGCAGCTGAACGGCGCGACTGGAGAGGGCCACGTCGTGGCCGTGGCGCTGACGGGCTACGCCATCGAGCCCACCACCCTGGTCCAGGTGGACGTCATGTACGAGGAAGGGAATTATTTTTAGCCATGAAGACTCTTGATAAGCCTTGCAAGCTGTGGCCAGGACGCCTGACGCGAGCCGGCTACGGAAAGTTGCGAATGGGCGCCAAGGACTGGACCGCTCATCGACTGTCTTGGTGGCTGGTCTACGGTGAAATCCCGGAAGGCCTCTGCGTATGCCACCACTGCGATACCCCGGCCTGTGTTGAGCCGACGCATCTCTTCCTGGGGACTCACCAGGACAACCGTGACGACGCCGTCCGAAAGTCACGGCATGCTCGTGGCGAGAAGAGTGGCCACGCCAAGTTGACCGAACAAGACATCATCGACATCCGAGCGGCTATCGCTGCCGGGGAGACCAACCTCTCTATTGCCAAGCGTTACCCCGTCAATGATGCCAGCATCAGCAACATCCGAATCGGCCACACCTGGAAGCATGTGAAGGGCGAGGCATGAGGCTCCACGCCGGCCAAAATGATGCCGTCCTGGACTGGGTGTCCCGGCGGGTGGACTTCACCCTGTCCCCCCACACCCGGCTCATCTGGGTGACGAGCGACGTGGATGGGAGTCTCCTGGGGGCCATGGGCTTTGGGGGTCGGATGGGCCGGACGTGGGGCTCCATCGCCATCGCCCTGGCTCACCCTCGAGCGGCCGTGCTCCTGGTGCGCGCGGGGGCCTGCTGGCTCTTTGGCGCGCAGGCCGCCCAGGCCGGCTACGTCACCATCTCCAGCAAGCGAAAGCTGTGGATTTCCTCCCTGGTGGACGTCATCGGGTTCCGGGAGGTGGACCGGGTCAAGGGCGGCATCGGCCCAGGCGAGGACTTGGTCATTCTGAAGCTCACGCCTGGAACCTGTCGTCCCTGGCAGGCAGAATTGCGAAAGTTGCAGCGCCACGGGTTGCTGCAGGAGGCCAGCTAGATGCCTGGAATGTTCGGTGGCGGAGGGATGTCTCCTGCGGAACTGTCCGGGCTGGCCCAGGAGGAAGCCCAACTCAACCGGACCAACACCTGGAGCCCCATCTACGGCGGGACGACGTGGAGTTCTGGCGGAGGTGGCGGCGGGGGCGGGGGCAACATGCCCACCGTCCAGTCCGCCGGCATCAACCCCTGGGACTCTCCCGACGTCGTGCAGCAGAAGATTCAGGCTGCCGGAGGAGGCCCTGGCGGCAACGGCACATGGACCCAGACGCAGACCCTCTCGCCCTTCGAGCAGCAGATTTTCAACACGGCCCAGGACTTGCCCGGACGCCTCGGGCAGGACTTGCAGCCCTTCGACGACTCGATTGTCGCCCCCAACTTCGACCCCAACTTTGAGCAGACCCAGCAGAACGAGGCCTACAAGTACGACACCTCCAAGCTGGACCCCCAGTGGAACATCCAGGAGCAGCAGCTCAAGGGCAGCCTGGCGTCCCAGGGACTCCACCCGGGAGACCCGGGCTACCAGCAGGCCATGCAGCAGTTCCAGACGTCGAAGAATGCAGCCTACGACCAGGCCCGGAGCGGCAGCTACCAGCAGGGAGTCCAGGCGGGGGCCACGCGAACGGCCACCCAGTCCGCGGCGATGCAGGCCGAAATCCAGCGCGCCCTGACGAAGTCCGGATGGACGACGGGGCAGATTCAGCAACTCCTCGGCATTCTCCCCGGTGGCCCCTCGGGGCAGGCCCAGCCCGTGTCCCTGGTGCAGCCGGCGCTGCAGAACCAGCTGGCCCAGCAGCAGATGCAGGCCCAGTTCTGGAACAACATCATCGGCGGCGGGGCCATGCTCGGCGCGGGAGCGCTGGCTGGCTCGGACATCGAGGCCAAGGAAGACTTTAGCGACCCTGGGCCTGCCATCGAGGAGTTCCTCCAGGCGGCGGAGCCCTCGGAGTACAGCTACAAACCAGAATTCAAGTCGTCGCCCATCCACGGAGACGGCCGCTACGTCTCCCCCATGGCCCAGGGGCTCGAGAAAACCGCCATCGGCAAGTCCATGGTCATCGACACCCCCGCCGGGAAGGTCGTGGACTATGGCAAGTCGTTCGGGGCCCTCCTCGGCTCCCTCTCCCACCTCAACAAGAAGCTCAACCAAGTGATGGGACTCTGACATGGCCCTCTCGTTTCCATTCGACCGTCTGGCTGGACCCGGCAACGAGGCGCTGCCCCCCGTGGCGCCTGTCCGGCCCATCGAGAGTCCCCTCAAGCCCATCTACGAGGCCCGCACGCTGGCGGCCATGGCCAAGCAGCGGGAGGCCGACACCAAGCTCAAGCAGGCCCTGCTCCGGGCGCAAGTCCTGCGCGAGCAGCCGCTCTATGCCCAAGGGGAGGGGCCGCTGGGCGTCACCATCGGCCAGGGCCCCGGGGGCTGGGCCCCCGCCATCGGCAGCATGGTGGCCGGCATCCTCGCCAAGAAGGCCCATGAGAAGGCCGGAGAGGCCTCAGCAGCGGCCCTGGGAGAGCTCGGGCCCTCCACCCAGTCCCTTGCCGAGAACTTCATCCAGGGAAGCCCTGGAGGCCTCTACGGCTCGGGCTATGGATTCCCCCAGCCCGCGAGGCCCGTTCCCCAGGGCACCCCCCTCTCCCTCCCCCTGTCATTCTGAGCCATGGCCAACCCCGCCGACCTGACCCAGCTGGACCTTCAGAACCTCACGCCGGAGCAGGCGGCGGAATTGGCACGCCAACAACAGGCGGCCCTGGCTGCCCAGCAGCACCACGCCCTCTTGGGAATGCTGTCGGCGGCCCCCGAGCTCCAGAAGGCCGGGGAAGCCGAATACGCCCAGGCAGGACGAGAGCGGGCCGGCGGCAAGGAAATCTCCGCCAACGTCCTGAAATACGCCCTGGAGAAAACGAGTCAGGAACGGCAGCTGGAAGCCCTGAAACTCCAGGGAGAGCAGATTCGTGGGCAACTCGGCATCGCCCAGAGTCAGCTCCAGCTGCAGGCCCTCGAGCCCTTCATCCGCTCGATACTGGAGGCCCAGACGGAAGAGGACAAAATCAAGGCCATCACCTCCCACCTTGGCCACCTGGGGGGAAAGCTGGGAGAACTCCTTTCCGGGCCAGCGAAAGCCAAGCGAGAGGCCGCAGAGAAAGTGCTCAACAAGGCCGAGAAGACTGTCGGCGGCAAGGGTTCTGCACTGCCCCAGTCCACCGGGAAGGCTAAGCCTGCTGCAGCCCCAGTAGCTCCGGCTGGCTCGGCCAGCGTCGTGGACCAACTGCGGCAGAAGTATCTGGGCACGGCGAGTAAGTAAATGGCCGGGGCAACGCCAGAGGAGCTACGGCAGATGCGAGAGATGGCGGCAGCCGCGCACAATGACGCGGATGTCGCGGCCATTGACGCAGAACTGGCCAAAGTCCAACCCCTGGACGACTACACCCCACTGCGCGAGGCCTACGCCGACAGGCAGCAGGCCATGGCCCACGGCGCTCCGCCGGACGTGCTCGCCGCCATCGACGCCCACATTCACGACTTCACCCAGCGAATGCAGCAGGCCGACGTTCGTCGGCAAGTGGAGGGCATGAGCGCTCCGGAGCGCTTTCTCGCTGGCGCCGGAGCGGGCCTCACCAACGTCTGGCAGCACGCCAAGGAACTGGGGCATGAGTTGGCCTCGGACGTCGGTCCCAACCCCAGCTATGACCCACTGCGCATGCCCCAGCGGCTGGAAGGCCCACTGGGCCCGGACCTAGCGGCCCAGACAGCGGCCCTGGTGGCCCAGCGTCAGCAGACTCAGCAAGAAGCCGCGCCCTTGACGGGAACGCTGTCCGGGGAATTGGGCAACATCGCCGGGGAGGCGGCCGGGACGGCCCCCATCGCCATGGCCATCCCTGCCGGGACTGGCCCTGTTGTCGGAGGTACCATCGCCGGGGCGGGCACAGGGGCTCTCATGTCTGAGCCTGGGCAGCGTCTTGAGGGGGCCGGATTGGGCGGGGCGGCTGGCGGGCTCCTGGGGCTTGTTGGCAAAGTCGCAAATGCCGGCATTCAAGGCATCGTCAAGCCCACCGAGGCAGCCAAGACGCTCCAGAAGGCTGGTGTCGAAGGGATGACGGCCGGCTTAGCGGCCCCGACAAGCACCATCGCCCATTGGGAGCAGGCAGCCGAATCTGGTCCGACGGGCGCCACCGTCAAGGCCGCTCGGAGCGTCCTCCCGTTCAGCCTGGAGTCGAAGTTTCTCGAAAAGGCCGCGCCGGAGGGCTTCACCGGAGACCTGTCCAAGTCCGTCTCCGTTTCCGACCGCCTCCAGGCCCTCCGCGACGCTATCGGGGCTGGCTACGACTCCATCCTCGACACTCTGCCCGTCCCCAAGAATGCCATCGCCAGGGATGTGGCCCGAAAGGCCTTGAACCAAGGCGAGGCGCTTCTCACTCCAGCGGAACGCAACAGCACCTGGGAATGGCTCAAGCAGCAGCTGGGGAAGCTAGAGGGCGCCAACAGCCTGGAAACGCTTCATCACATCCGCTCCGAGGTGCGCAACAAGGCCTTTGGCCTCCGGAATACCAGCCCTGAAATCGCCAGCCACTTAGGCGAAGTCGAAGACGTCCTGACTGGGCACATCAACGATGCCCTCAAGGCGAACATGGACCCTGGCGCAGCGGCCAAACTGGCAGCCCTGGACACCAAGTACCACACGCTCCGGATGCTGGAGGACGCTGCGGCCTATGAGCCGGCGGAGGGCTCGGCCACCATCACCCCGGACCGCCTACTGCGAGAACTCAAGGGAAGCACCACCAAATCGGCCTATGCCCGGGGCGCTGGGGGTGAATTGCGGGAGCTCGCCAGCGCCGGCAAGAAAGTCCTCAGTCCCCCAAGGCCCGTGACGGGAGCATTGACGAACCTCGCTCAGTCCGTGCCGCTATTGCGTTCCTGGGCTCCGGGTGTTCTGGCCATGGCCTCCACACGCATGCCCAATGTCCTCCTGGGCCAGACGCTTCCCCAGCGAGTATTACAGAAGACGCTCGGCCAGCCAGTGGTGAGTGGGGCCCTGGGACAAGCCGCTCGCGTGGGTGCCGAGGACGTCATTAACAACTGGCTCAACCATCCCAACCCACCCGAGGAAGAGACGTCCGCCGAGCCTCCCGCCAAAGTCCTCACCCAGTCGATGAAAAAGAAGAAGAAGGCCCCCTGATGCCGCTCCTGGACGAAGAGGCCTACCAGGCCAAGCTAGAGCAGCGACGCGCCATGCAACAGCGCGCCCTGGAGAAGAGACGTGCCAAGCTGAAGGCCCAGGCCCTCCGCCGAGTCCTCAAGAAGCAGCACAAGCAGAAGCTCCGCGTGCGCAAGGGGAGACTCGGGGCCACCGTCCTCGAGCCCTTCACCGAGGCGCAGTTGAGGACCCGGCTCCGCTCCCTGGGTCTGCGCTGTGTCTACTGCGGCGGACCCTTCGAGCACGTGGACCACCTCGTGCCCGTGGCCCTCGGAGGCCGGCATGCGCTCTGGAACCTTGCCCCATCGTGCCGCCCCTGTAACCTGAGCAAGAGAGACTCAAGCCCCCTGGACTGGGTCCAGCGAAAGGCCATCAACAAGACGGCGGTCCTGCTCGTGGAACGGGCCCTCCGACGGCACAAGAGGAAAGAGAATGCCTAGGGACCCATCGGGCAACTTCACGCTGGTGGCTGGAAACCCCACAGTCACTGGCACCACCATCACCACGACCTGGTGGAACAGCACCTCCACGGACATGGCCTCGGCGCTGACGGACTCCCTGTCCCGCTCAGGCCTCGGGGGGATGCTCGTCCCGTTCACCCTGGTGGACGGAAGCGTCAGCGCCCCGGCCTTCTCCTTCGTCAGTGAAAACAACACCGGCTTCTACCGGGCGGCCGCCGGGGACATGCGTGTCTCCGTCCTCGGAGGCGACGTCCTCAAGTGGACCTCCACGCAAGTCACCTCGCTGACCAGCGTGGTGGTGACGGGCGCCACCAACACCGTGGGCCTCGCGGCGACGGCCGGGGCGGGCAACGCGGATGGGGTGACGGGGACGGCCACCGGCACGGGCGCGGGCGTCCATGGGTTCTCGACTTCCACGGCTGGCAGCGCTGGTCTCGTGGGGACGGGAGCCGGTGGACAGCTCGGGCTCCTCGCCGCGAGCTCCGCCACCAACGTGGATGTGGCCCGCTTCGACGGCTACGTGGACCTGTCCCACGCCTCGAGCATCGCCGTGGGCACGGCCTTCACCAACCACCTCACCCAGAAGAACATCGCCAAGGCCTGGGTCATCTGCCGCACGGATGGGGCGGGAAACGTCACGGCGTCCGAGGGCTTCAACATCACGAGCGTGAGCATCTCCATGGCGACGCTGACCGTGACGTTTGCCAGCAGCTTTGCCTCCACCAACTACTCCGTCGTCGCCAGCGCCGGGGCCGCGGCCGCCGGATATCCTGCCGTCATTCTCAACACCCGCGCCACTGGCTCCTGCACCGTCAAGCTGTGGGACCTCAGCACCGGCAGTCTCTACAACCTCGCACTTCAGGCCATGGACATCTCCGTCCAGGTCTATGGAGCCCAATGACATGGCAGATGACTTGAAATTCAGCGTCACCCTCACCGGCCTCCAGATGGACTTCGTCGGAAAGCTGGTGGTGGACACCCTCAACGCCGCCAGCGCCCAGGTGAAGATGGCCTCGGAGGTGTACCAGCTGCTCCGGGCCTCCGTGACTCCGCCCGCGCCCAAGGCCAATGGCCTCCAGGCCATCCCTCCGCCTGAGGTGGAGGTGGACGTCTCGCCTCGGAGCCCGATTCCCTGATGGACTTGAACGGCGTCGCCGCTGTCATCACCGCGACCGGCGGGGCGCTGGCGACCATTCTCACCCAGGTCCTCACCTGGCACTCCAACAAGCTGAAGCTCGAGGAGGCCCAGAAGGAGCTCAAGGCCCTGAAGGAGGACCACCAGCGCGTGGCCCAGGACCTGGGCCGGAAGACGCGCGACATCCAGGACCAGCTCGGGACGCTGGATGACAGGACGGGCAGCACCCAGCGGCTGATGGAGGGCGTGGCTCTGGCGCAGGGAAATACGCCCATTCCGCCCCTCCGGGCCCAGGCCCTTCCTCCGGCGCCCGCCGTCCAGCCCATTCCGACGGGCAGTCAGCCCGGGTACAAGCGGTGAGCACCTGGCCCTACCGGCTCGAGCGGTGGCGGCAACTGATTGAGGACGCTGCCACGGCCTACAACCTCGCGCCGGAGCTCATTGCGGCCGTCATGGACCGGGAGTCCGGAGGCGGGGTGTACCTCACGCCCGTGGGCCCCGCCGGAACGGGGGACGAGGGCCACGGGAGGGGCCTCATGCAGATTGACGACAGGGCCCATCCAGACTGGTGCGCCCAGGTGGACGACAGCGGGACGCCGCTCTGGCAGCTCCCGGAACACAACATCGCCAAGGGCGCCGAGGAGCTCGCGCGCAACCTGATTCTCTTCGGGGACGTCCCCTCCGCCGTTGCGGCCTACAACGCCGGGGACGGCAAGGTACGGCGCCTCATTCTGATGGTGCCCAGGCCCTCCATCCACCAGCTGGACCAGCTCACCACCGGCCATGACTACGTCAGCGACGTTCTGGACCGGCTCCACAAGCTTCAGTTCGACGGAGCCTCCTGAAGTGCCCACCCCGCCGCAACCGTCGGACTGCCCTGAATGAGCCTCGCCGGTGGCAAGCTCGCGCTGGCTCTAGTTGTGGCATCCCTGGTGGGGGTTGGGGTGGGCGCCTTTGTCAGGGGACGGGGCTCGAGTCAAGGACTGACGGTGGAGGCCAGCGCCGACGCCGGGGCGACTGTCACCCTGGATGCCGGGACAGCCTCCGACTCCCGCTGTGCCGCCACCATCGAGCACTGGAACACAATCCGTGTGCCTGGACCCATTCGCTATGTCATGGTGGATGGGGGCCAGGTGGCCCAGCCGCCGGAGGTGGTGACGGTGCTGGTCCCGGATGTCTCGCTGAGGGCCTCAGGAAGGGCCTCCGCTGGCCTCCAGGGCGATGCAGAGGCCTCGGGGGCTGCCACGGCCTGGGTGACTGTTCCGGAACGTTCTGGCGGCCTCCTGCTGGGCGGGGGCATTGGCCTCCAGCACGACACCGACTTTCGTCCGACGCTGAACGTCCAGGCGGGCTACCGCTGGCCGTCCGGGCTGTCTGTTACGCTGGGGGGCGGTATGGACCCCCTGGCCACCTCGCATTGGAACGCCGCGTTACTCGTGGGGGCTTCACTGTGAGGGCGGGATGGGGAAGCCGCGGACCTCCTGGACGCTCGCCGAGCTGAAGGCGGAGTGGCGGGAGAGTACCCAGTGCCCCCGGTGGGGGAGTCGCTACCAGACGGGCCTGTCCTTCCTCTGTCCCCTCCACCAGAACCACCGGCTCAAGGTGCGTCTGGTCAACCCCGGGGACGGGGACCCGGAAGAATACTGGAGGGGCTCGGTCCGGGCCTGGCGGTGGAGCGAGATGGAGAACGGCGGCCACACCATCAGCGAGCTCACCTTGACCCGGCCTGATGGAGATTCCCCTCTGGACTTCGGGACCTGTGGGCAGCTGCGGATTATCGACGGGGTGGTGAGTCAGGTTCGCTAGCCTCTCCCAGCACCTCCCTCACCCGGGCGAGTGTGGCGCGCATGTCGCAGCCGTCACAATCTCGGCCACCGTGCATCCAGACGTGGGCAGCATGGACGATGTCCGCCAACTCCCTCACCAGCGCGGTCAGTTGCTCGGCGCGCCGTGTTGCCGCGACACGATGCGAACGCTCG